CTTTAACATTAGTGTTTTTAACAATAAGTTATGTAGCTGGGTGGTATATGGGCTACCCATTAGATTCAATTACAGGCTTACTTACTATTGTTATTGGTGGCTATTTCGGTTCAAGAGGGGTAGAAAAAGTTTTTGGAAACAGTAAACACAAATAATGAACGACTTAAAAATTTACGGCATAAACGTCGGAGCAGTTGCGTTTTCAGCGCTGCCGAACATAAACCCCACTTTGCAAACCGTAGTATTGGTTATGACAATAATATATACAGGGATGAATATTTATATGAAATTAAAAGATAGAAATAAACAATGAAATACTTTGAAGAGTCCGAATTTAACGGCTTTGAAATGATGGATAAAAAACTTCTTTCAATGCTAGACAGCTTGCGAGAAGTATATGGCTATCCAATAAAAATTACATCTGACTACAGAAGCCCGGAGCATCCTATAGAGGCTTCAAAAAAACAGCCCGGTGAACACGCATATGGTGCAGCAGTTGACATTGAGAGTGTTGGGGGCGAAAAAACATTTAAATTAGTTAAAGCCGCAATTGAAGTTGGTTTTACTAGAATAGGTATTAGCAGGAAAAGAGGGTTTATGCATTTAGGTATTGGGTACCCCGGCGCACCTAATACCACTATATGGACATACTAAAATAAATTAAATGAAATTAATTAGAAAAATTAGCATAGGCCAAGATTATAAAAACGAAGCTATGCATTATTCGGTAGGCCAGGAGGTTTACGGTGGGCACACAATATGCGATATAATTGAAGAAGAGGGTTCTTACCAAATATATATTGAAAAGAAAGGATCGCAATTGCCATGGAAACACTTTAATAAAAATATGGCCGTGTCTATAGAATACAATTTAGATTATTAAATGAAGTCATTATACAATTATATTATATCAACAAATGACAGATACAATAATAAAACATCTGTTAACGGCAAAGAGCTTATATTAAATACCGAAATAACAGAAAGAGATTACGAATTTGTAAACCGTATTGGTACAGTAATAAGCACGCCTATAAATATTAAAACCCCTATTAAAAAAGGGGACCGAGTTATAGTGCATCATAACGTATTTAGAAGATGGTATGATGTTAAAGGAAATGAAAGAAATTCAGGGAATTACATAAATGAGAACAGATACTCAGTGTCGCCTGATCAGTTATTTGCGTATAACCAAAATAGCAAATGGCATTGCCCAAATATGTATTGTTTTGTAGAACCTTTAGAAAATGAAGACATATGGAGCACCGAGAGCGAACAAAAACTTTTAGGAGTGCTTACATATACTAATGACTATTTAAGCTCATTAGAAGTGTCCTGTGGAGATATTGTAGGTTTTACGCCAGAATCTGAGTATGAATTTAACATAGATGATAAAAAATTATATAGAATTTTATCAACTGAAATAACTATCAACTATGGACATAAAAAAGAAACGCAAACTTATTCTTGAAGCTGCTGAAAATTCAATTAATGAATTAATAAAGGTAATGAATAAGAAAATGGATCCAGATGAACTTGATCCTGAAAAAGTAAAAATATCAGCCTCAGCTTATAGGCTCGCGATGGAAGATGCTATTGCGCTTTTACAAAGAGTAGAAGAAATAAATGAAATGATGAACGAATCACCAAAGACTGCTAAGGATAGTTTTTATGGTGTAGAAAACAGAGCTAAATAATGTATAAACAAAGTCTATATGCTATACACTCTGCGCATTTGTCTACTAAAAGTGTAAAAAGAAATAATAAGCTAAAAAATTACAAGTACGGTTATAATGACGATCTTGATTGTGTAGTAATAAGCAAAGATGGTACCATAGGTGAAATTTTTGAAATACAAGGATTACGTATTGCATTACCCGCAATACCAAAAAAAGTGTATTCAAATAGCGAAAAACCTGAAGATCAAGTTTTTAAGCAAACCTTAAAACCCGCTACGCTATCAAAAATTAAATCGATACATGATTTTCAATTATATCCAGATGACATTAAAGAAAAATATTACGAATATATTAATTCGGAGTTTGACCGCCGCAATGATGGTTACTGGTTTATGTGCAATGGCACAGCAACCTACATCACGGGAACACATTATATGTATCTCAACTGGACAAAAATTGATGTTGGCGCACCTGAATTTAGACAATCAAACAAAATATTCTTTTATTTTTGGGAAGCTTGCAAAGCGGATTACAGGTGTTATGGAATGTGCTACCTCAAAAATAGACGGAGTGGATTCTCCTTTATGGCGAGCGCAGAAACAGTTAACCAAGCTACAATATCAAAAGACGCAAGGTTTGGGGTACTATCAAAGAGTGGGGGAGACGCAAAAAAAATGTTTACCGACAAGATTGTACCTATATCGATCAACTACCCATTCTTCTTTAAACCAATACAAGATGGGATGGAAAGACCAAAAACTGAACTTTCCTACAAAATACCATCTAAAAGACTTACAAGAAATTCACTCAAAGCAACTGATCAAGATGAAGTACAAGTTGGTGAAGGGCTGGACACTACAATTGACTGGAAGAACACGGGTGACAACTCCTACGATGGGGAGAAACTAAAATTACTAGTCCATGACGAATCTGGCAAATGGGAAAGACCTGATAATATACTAAACAACTGGCGCGTTACTAAAACTTGTTTGAGATTAGGTGCTAAAGTTGTTGGAAAGTGTATGATGGGATCAACATCAAACGCTTTAGACAAAGGAGGGGATAATTTTAAAAAGTTATACTATGACTCAAAAGTCGAAAATAGAAACCGTAATGGGCAGACTGCTAGTGGATTATACTCTTTGTTCATACCTATGGAATGGAACTATGAGGGATTCATTGATAAATATGGATTTCCTGTATTCGATAGTCCAGAAAAACCTGTCGAAGGAATTGACGGGGAGCTTATCAGATATGGAGTTATCGATCATTGGGAGAATGAAGCAGATGGACTCAAAGAAAATAATGACGCTTTAAACGAGTTTTATAGACAATTTCCAAGAAGCGAAAAGCACGCGTTTAGAGACGAAATAGAAAAGTCTTTATTCAATCTAAATAAAATATACGAACAAATAGATTTCAATGAAGAAATGACAATGCAGGGTTATGTAACCCGCGGGTCGTTTAGCTGGAAAAATGGAGTTAAAGATTCTGAAGTAGAATTTTATCCAAATAAAACAGGTAGATTTAAATTATCCTGGATTCCGCCGGTTGAAATGCAAAATAACATAATAGTAAAAAACGGTATTAAACACCCAGGCAATAAAGATTTAGGTGCATTTGGTTGTGATAGCTATGATATTAGCGGTACAACAGACGGCAGCGGATCTAATGGGGCACTTCATGGGCTTACTACGTTTAGTATGCTAGCTGATGTGCCGTCTAGCCAATTCTTTTTAGAATACGTTGCTAGGCCACAAACAGCAGAAATATTTTTTGAAGATGTGCTTATGGCAATGATATTTTACGGAATGCCAATACTTGCCGAAAATAACAAACCTAGATTATTATATCATATCAAAAGAAGAGGTTATAGAGGGTTTTCAATGAATAGACCCGACAGATCTCGCAGAAAGTTATCTATAACAGAAAAAGAATTAGGTGGTATACCTAATACTTCAGAAGACATAAGACAAGCTCATGCAGCTGCAATTGAAAGCTATATTGAAACCCATGTTGGGTTAAAAGAAAATGGTGATTGTGGCAAAATGTACTTTCAGAGAACATTAGAGGACTGGGCTAAATTTGATATTAATAAAAGAACAAAGTTTGATGCGTCTATAAGCTCTGGGCTTGCCATAATGGCATGCCAAAGACATTTATATGCATCCAAAACAACGAGAGAAGTTAAGAAAATAGACTTTGGATTTTCAAAATACAATAACCAAGGTTCAAAAAGTAAAATAATACAATAGAAAATGGCAGAAGCTACAGGACAAGTTACCCAATTTCCCAGCCAATCGGTTGACGATGCTACGAAGGCTAGCAGAGACTACGGAATGGAAGTGGCACGTGGTATACAAAACGAATGGTTTAGAAAATCGTCTGGCACGGGGAGGTTCGTACAAAATCAACGAGACTTCCACAAACTAAGATTATATGCTAGGGGTGAACAATCTGTTCAGAAATATAAGGATGAATTTTCAGTAAATGGCGATTTATCTTATCTTAACTTAGATTGGAAACCAGTGCCAATTATACCTAAGTTTGTAGATATAGTTGTTAATGGCATGCAAGATAGGCTATTTACGGTTAAAGCTTTTGCTCAGGATCCTACATCTGTTAAAGAAAGAACAGATTTTGTAGAAAGGATTGTGGAGGACATGCAGACACAAGAAATTTTAGCTTCTATCGAGCAAAATATGAATGTTGATGTTAGCAATACGCCAAAAGAGGAGTTGCCTTCTACTACAGAAGAACTAGAGCTCCATATGCAGGTAAGCTACAAGCAAGGTATAGAGATAGCGGAAGAACAAGCTATAGACAATACTTTTAAAAGGAATGATTACCCTGAAATTAAGAAAAGGATAGACTACGACCAAACAGTCTTAGGAATATCCGCTGTTAAACATGGATTTAACAATACAGATGGTATAAAGCTAGAATATGTTGATCCTTCAAATTTAGTATATTCGTATACAGAAGACCCTAACTTCCAAGATGTATATTATTTTGGGGAAATAAAACAAATAAAAACAAACGAGCTTAAAAAACAATTTCCAGGATTATCTGATGAGGAATTCAACGAAGCGGTTAAAAAATCTAGTAATTATAATAATTATGACTACGCTACTGTAGAGGCTAATGACAATAATGATTCCAACACTTTAACGGTGCTGTATTTTAATTGGAAAACATGGGAAAAAAGCGTATATAAAATAAAAGAAACATCTACTGGAGCTAAAAAAGCAATAAAAAAAGATGATAAATTTAATCCTCCAAAAGATCAAAGAGCTAGATTTGAAAGGATAGCGCAGGCAAGAGAAACTATATATGAAGGGGTGATGGTTCTTGGAGCTAATAAACTTCTTAAATGGGAAAAAGCGACAAATATGGTTCGCCCCGAGTCTAACGCTAATATGGTAATGATGAATTACGTGGTTAGCG